TCCCACAGCATTTGGGACATTCGTTGTCTATCTGTAGGAGGATTGTTATGTGGCAAACTGATCCTGAATCTGGTGAGAAGGTGATGCCTTCGGATTGGTCTAATTTTTTGGACTGGTTGTTGTCGGAGGTTCGTGAGCCTGTGACTCAGAAGGAGTGGGCTGCTGAGTTTGGGTTTAATGAGCGTACTGTGCGGCGGTGGAAGTCTGATCCGCGGTTTGTGCGTGAGTGGGACCGCAGGGCGGCTGAATTGAATGTTCACCCTGAGCGAACGCAGACGGTTGTTGATGCTTTGTATCGTGCTGCTGCTGGTGGTGATGTGAAGGCTGCTACTTTGTATTTGCAGTATATTGATAAGTTTACTCCGAAGCGCCGTGTGTTGGTTGATGATGATCGGGATGCTGCTGGTTTGTCTGATGATGAGTTGGCGGCTGAGTTGGCTGATCTTGTTGAGGAGTTGAGGGGTGAGGATGCCTAAGGTCGGTAAGAAACATTATTCGTATTCGTCTAAGGGGCGTGCTGCTGCTAGGCGTGCGTCTAAGAAAAGCGGGAAGCCTATTCGGAATGCCCGTAAGCGATGAGGGTGGGGGCTGTTGATGATGTTTTTGGTGATGATTGGGTGCGGCCTGAGGAGATGGGTGAGCGACCTGAGTTGGACCCGTTTTTGGATGATGCGCCTATTGAGTGTTCGGTTGATGGTTACGAGATCTGTGAGAGTTGTCAGTAATGGCTTCGCCTAGGGTGTCGAATCCTGGTAGGTCGGCTCGGTATTATCGGTCGCATCCTGAGGCTCGTCGTAAGAAATCTAATTATGATACGAAGTTTGGTAAGCAGCCTGCTCAGAGGAAGAAACGTTCTGAGTTGAGTACGGCACGCCGCCGAGCGAAAGCTCGGGGCGTGAATTTGAGTGGTAAGGATATGTCTCATGGCAAGGATGGGAGTTTGCGTCCTGAGAGTACGAAGAGGAACAGAGGCAGACAGGGGGCTGGTGGTAGGCCTCGTTTGCGGTAGGGGGGGTTATGTCTATCGAGGATGTGGCTGAGAGGGCTGATGTTTGGTCTGAGGCTATTAAAAAGATTGTTAAGGCCATTACTGCGGCTGGCGTCGCGTTGGCGGCAGCGATTGGTGGAATACTTATGTGGTGGCCCTTTGGAGTGACTGAATCTGAGGAGCCTCCTGCGTTGATTGGTGGCACAGGTTTTGGGGCGCAGTGTTCTCAGTTGTATAGCGCTATCGATCATAATTGGACTGAGCAGCAGTGGGCTGTTTGGGAGGGTCTTAAACGGGATATGGATTGTTAGCGTAGGGGGTAGCCATTGAACCACATGACTGCTGCTCTGCGTTCTCCTGATTGGATGGGCGTTACTCGATGTTCTATGAAGCTGGGAAAAACTGTCATGGAGCCTCTGGGGGAGTTGCTGAAGATGTGCATTTGGTCGTAGGCTCTAAGCTGGAGTGTCCCTCCGACGTAATCTTCGGGTTCGGAAAGGTTGACTGTTGCCGAAAGTTTTCGTACAGTTCCTTGGAACTCTGGAAATGGGGTGATGTTTAATGGGATCGGATATTCGACTGAAGGGACGAGTCTACGGGCGGCGTGCTGGTCTTGGTTTCCGTCGATATGCCAGTCGTATTGTCCCCCTTCCAGGTAGCGGGTATACTGCACGGCTTCTGGTAGCTGCAAATCGTAGTACCAGCCTGCCTCTTTGTTGGCTTGCCGTATCCAGGCGCACAGTCTTTCGCTTATGGTGTTGTCATAGATCCAAGATATCTGGGAGTTTCGATGCCCTTCGGCGTTTCCGAAGTGGAACCCTTCCACTTGTTGAACGTTTGCCGCGGCGTGGTCGATCTCGTCGCACTGCTGTGGGGTTAAAGCCTCTGGGATGTACCAGTAATGATTGGTAAGCATAATGTCTAGGATATCAGAACTCCGCCAGGAGGCGGAGTGGAGGAAGTGTGTACGGGATGAAAGATATTTTCTTGAAAATTATTGGCACATTGCTCACCCTGCTCACGGGCGTATTCTTTTTGCTTTACGTCAGGCTCAAGCGGAAGCTCTCAAACACTGGGCAGGCAATAGATATTCGCTTACATTAAAAGCTCGACAGATCGGGTGGACAACATTGGTTGCTGCCCACCAGTTCTGGTCAGCGTTTTTTCACGCCGACCAGAACATTATTGATCTTTCCCGCACGGAACGAGAGTCCGTGTTGTTGTTGAAGAAAAGTAAGTACGGTTTTAGTCATTTGCCGAAGTGGATGATGGAGCGGGGACCGAAGTCTATTGTGGAGCATCAGCAGAAGATGGGTTTCGATAACGGAAGCCAGATTACGTCGATGCCTTCAGCTTCTGACCCTGCCCGTGGCGAGTCAGCCACACTTATTGTGGTTGACGAGTGGGCGTTCCTACCTAATCCTGAGGAAGCGTGGGCTTCGATTGAGCCAGTAGCTGACGTTGGTGGCCGCATTATCGGTTTGAGTACCGCAAACGGTTCGGGGAACTTCTTTCATCACCTGTGGGTGGGGGCAACTACGGGGGCAAACAAGTTTGAGTCCATGTTTTATCCGTGGTCAGCTACCGAGGATCGTGGCGACGCATGGTATCAGGAGAAAGTTGAGTCTATGCTGCCGTGGCAGTTGGCTCAGGAGTATCCGACGACGCCTGAAGAGGCGTTCGTCAAGTCAGGCAACCCCGTATTCGATCTCGATATTCTGCAAGCTATGGAACGAAACGTTATCAGGGGCGAGTTGGGGTACATGCAGTTGCAGGGCAGGTCCGTGGAGTTTAGGCCCACCCGATGAGTGTTGAGGTGTGGACCCGACCCGAAGAGATGTCGGCGTATGTGATGGGGGTTGATACTGCTGAGGGGTTAGGGCACGGCGACTACTCCGTAATCCAAGTCCTCAACGTGGGAACTGGAGAACAGGTCGCCATTTGGCACGGCCATATCGCCCCAGATCTCTTAGCTGAGGAAGTAATGGCATTGGGTTTGTGGTATCGCAGCGCTTTGTGCTGTGTGGAATCCAACAACCACGGGCTAACAACCATCACCGAGTTGAGACACCTCGGCTACCCTAACCTTTTCAGACGCAGACAACTCAATAACATAAACAACAGAATCGGTCAGGAGTACGGCTGGAAAACCACCCGTACTTCCAAACCCCTAATGATCGACGATCTGAGTTCCGCATTACGGAACGAAGAGTTGCTGATCCGAGATAAGAACACATTAGCTGAGTTACGAACGTTTGTTCGTAACGACAGGGGATCTATGTCGGGTTCCCCCTACGATGACCGTGTAATGGCGTTAGCGTTAGCTAACCAGATGCGAAAATTCGCTCACGAACCCGAATATGCACCAGAAATCAACGATTATTGGACAATCGACTGGTTTCATCGGCTAACGACAGGCCCAACCTCGGATGACCCTCTCCGAATAGGCTTGAATACTGTTCGTGGGACACGCTAACCTACCTATTAGGAGCATGTTCCACAGGAAGGGCTGTAATGGCTAAAAATGTTTCCCACACCAATGGTACTCAAACCATTGATGGGGCGAAAGGGAAAAACGCTAAGATGGAACGGGGCGGCAGCGTATCTGCTAACCCGATCTGGACTCCTGGCGGACCTCAATCACCTAAAGAACGTATGGACGCAGGCAAATATGCGAACCAAACTGGTGGTTACGGTCAAACAGGTGTGCGTGATACCCCCAAAAACCAACACGGTACAACTGGGAAGGTCGAGCCTGCTGGCAAGCAGCCCAACCTTCGCGGCCACAACGCTGGTTAAGCCGTGGCCGTCCTGCCAGACGGAGCTACGTTTGAAGAGTTCGCTGAGTACGTTCTTGCACGACGCAATGTCGTCCCCTTGATAGAACTCAAAGAACTCTACGAACGTCACCTTCGCCTAAAGTCGATTACGGTATCGACAGGTCAGGGCTATCAGGCCACGTTGCCCCCTGATGAACAGGGGCTAACTCGTCGCGAGCGGGAAGCTAAGGTATACGCTGAGGCTAAGATCTCTGGACGGAACATCGAGAAACTCCCTGAGAAAGCCCAATTCTAATGCCCAAAAAGTCACGCCAAGAAATTCTTAGCGAATACATTGATAAGACAGAGAAATGTCATTCGTGGCGCGAGCAGGAACATTTTGAAAGAACGTGGCGCAGACTTATCGACCTTTACAGAGGTAAGCACTGGCCCAGCACCACCACAGCCCAACGAGATCTGATCGCCGTGAACTTGGCGTTCTCAACCGTCAACGTAATCGCCCCATCCGTGGCAGTTAATTATCCGAAGATCGTTGTCCAAGCCACCGACCCAGAAGATAAAGCAAGAGCAGCAGTAGTAGAAGGTGTCGCCAACTATATGTGGCGACACCACGACTTTCGCACCCCTTTCCGCTCAGCGGTTAAAGATTTCCTTATCATCGGTCACGGCTGGTTGAAAGTCGGTTGGAAGTTCGTTGAACAAGAACAAGGTCTTTCCAACGAGCAACGAGAAGAAATGATCGGCTCAGCCATGATGGAAGCCGATACTTTCGCGGCTCAGAACCCAGAAATGGCAGCAGATCTACCAACAGACGACGACATTATCGCTAGCATCCCAGAATCAGCGATGACCATTGTTGAAGATCAGCCATTCGTTGAAAGGGTTTCCCCTTTCGACGTATACGTTGACCCCACAGCCACCTGTATGGCAGACGCTAAATGGATCGCACAAAGAATCGTGCGACCAGTTGAAGAAGCCCAGAAAGACAAACGATACAAGCCCTCGGTTCGGAAACGGCTTTCCAGTTCGGTTATGGACATGGAAACCCCCGAATACCATGAAGGGAAAAGCGAGTTCGTAGGCGAACAGGTCGTAATCTGGGAGTTCTATGACATTCCAGAGAACACCGTCGGGGTTTACGCTGATCAGGCAGACGAGTTCCTCATAGACCCAATACCCATGCCGTACGCATACGGGCAGCCGTTCGTCATGGTAAGAAACTACGATGTCCCCGACCATTTCTATCCGATTGGGGATTTAGAGTCCATCGAATCCCTCCAACTGGAACTTGACAAGACCCGTAGCCAGTTGATGAACGATAGAAAGCGTTACGCACGCAAATATCTTTACCACGAACGCTCGTTCGGCCCAGAAGGCCGCGAAGCCCTTGAATCCGATGACGACGGTAGGCTCGTCCCCGTGGTGGACGAAAACAAACCTCTCCAAGAGGTTGTTGTACCCATGCCTCAAATCCCCATAAGTCCAGAAATATACAACTATTCGACCATCATAGAAGAAGATATCAACACGGTTTCGGGTGTCTCGGAATACGCTCGGGGCGCTATGCCCGAGATACGTCGAACAGCTACAGAAGCGAGCATTATCGCTGACGCCCAGAATGCTAGGGCGGCAGACAAACTCGCCATCATAGAAATATGTATCTCCGAAGTAGCTCGCCACGTAATCCAGCTAATGCAACAATTTATGACTGGAGAGCAAGTAGCGAGAATCACAGCCCAGGGTGGCGAAGATGTTTTCTTTGAATTTGACCGAGAGAACATAGCAGGAGAGTACGATTTCTCAGTTCAGGCAGGCTCAACGCAGCCGATGAACGACACGATCCGCAAACAACAAGCCGTTTCGCTGATGAATGCGGTAGGACCACTTGTCGGGGAAGTAATTGACCCACAAGCGTTAGCTGTTCATGTGCTGGAACAGGGTTTCGGGATAAAAGATCCCGAAAAGTTCCTGGTTCAGCAACCTGGGCCAGAAGTTGCCGCGGAAGAGGGTCAAATTCCTTCCGAAGGACCTGTCCCAGGCGGGATGCCTCCAGTACCGCCTGTATCCCCAGATATGGGGGCGGAAGGGGCATTTGCCCCCACTGGGGGAATCCCGCCAGAACTACTGCTCCAGCTTCAAAATCAGATGGGAATGGAACTACCGTCCCTCTAAGTGGGACAGTATGCTACTCTTAGTAGGAGTAACTTTACTGACTCCTAGGAGGGGCTAGTGCCCGACGAAATAGAAGTTGACCTGGAATCCCAATACGAGGACACTCCAGAGGCTTTAGATGAGGTTCCGCAGGAACCTAGCGAAACGTACACCATTAAGGTGGACGGGGCAGAATCGCAGGTCACCCTGAACGAACTTCGAGATGGATACCAGCGTCAAGCGGATTATACCCGCAAAACGCAGGAATTATCGGCTGAACGTGACCGTTTGCGTCAAGCTGAGTCAATCGTTTCCGCTTTGGAGTCAGATCCAGAAGGAACTTTGCAAGCCCTACAGCGATCATTTGGGATTGATATTTCCAGTCCGAATCAAGAAGAGGACTGGGAAGAACTTGATCCAACTGAACAGAAGCTACGTGAGCTTGAAAAGAAGATTGACAAGCAGGAAGCGAACCAGCGACAGCAGTCT